TACATTTCACAACAAGATAAATTAAGAGTTGATGCAATAACAACTGATAAGGGTAATGTTTTAAAACCTGTAACTACATTCGTTGTTAAAACAGTAGAACCTGATAATACAGGTTTAGTTTCTTTGGTATTAGAGGAAGAATAATGTCTCAATTTAGATTAGAAACTGAATTAGATATGGCTGGATATTTAGATATTAATTTTGGTCATGGTGTTTCTGCTGTTTATACAAATAGTGGAACTTCTACAACAATTAATGTAATCCTAAATAATGAATATGTAGAACAAGAAGAAGGTATTGGTGTAGAAGCATTAAAACCAATAGCCTATTGCAGAACTATAGATGTTCCTAATATTGCATTTGGCAATACCTTAGATGTATCTGCAATAAAAGATACAAATGGTAATATACTCAAAGCAGCACAAAATTATACTGTTGTTAATATACAATCAGATAGAACAGGTTTTAGTGCATTAATGTTAGAGGAAGTGTAATGGCAAATCATATAAGACAACAAATAAGAGAAAAGTTTGGTACTACTTTAACTGGTTTAACTACAACTGGTTCAAGAGTCTATGAGTCAAGAGTTTATCCACTAGAAACAGTACCAGCATTGGTTATCTACACTAAGTCAGAAACATCTGAGCCTATAGTGATAGGTACTGATAGAGTTATGAGTAGAGAATTATCAGTAGTAGTAGAAGGATATGCAAAAGCTACTAGTAACTTTGATGATACTATTGATACAATAAGCAAAGAAGTTGAAGAAGCAATAGCAGCAGATAGAACTTTAGATGGATTAGCTAAAGACTGTTATTTAGAATCAACTGAAATAGAGTTTAATGGTGAAGGTGAGAAACCACTAGGATATGTGAGTTTAACCTTTTTAACTAATTACTATGTTCAGGAAACAAATCCTGATGTAGCAGTATAGGAGACAATTATGAAAATGATTAGTCCTGATGGAAAAGTTTCTATAAAAGCTCATCCTTCTAAGGTTGAGTCTTTATTGAATATGGGTTGGAAAGAGGAAGCAGTCCATTCGCAAGATAAAATTAAATCTTCTTCTAAGAAAAAGTCGAAAGACGAGGTAGAAAATGGCAACACATAAAGGAAGTGAAGGAACTGTAAAAGTCGGTTCTAATGCTGTAGCTGAAATTAGGTCTTACTCAATCGAAGAATCTGCTGATACTTTAGAAGATACTTCAATGGGTGATTCTGCTAGAACATATAAATCATCATTGACTTCTTTCTCAGGAAGTTTAGATGTATTTTGGGATGAGACTGATACTAGTGGTCAAGGTGCTTTAACTATTGGCTCAGAAGTAACACTAAATGTTTATCCTGAAGGAGATACATCAGGTGATACTTATTATACTGGTTCAGCTATTGTTACTGGTGTTTCAAGAAGTGCATCATTTGATGGGTTGGTTGAAGCTAGTATTTCAGTACAAGGCAATGGTGCTTTAACATCAACAACAGTATAAGAAAATGTCAGCAATAGATAACGCAAAAAAGCATTTTGCAGAGCAAGATGTAAAAGTAATCGAAGTGCCTGAGTGGGGTGAAGATGATAAAGCCTTAAAAATATACAGTAAGCCATTAACGCTAGCTGAAACTTCTAAGCTCTATAAAATGAGTAAAGAGGATGACCTAACAATGATGGCTTATGTTCTTATTTACAAAGCACTAGATGAAAATGGAGATAAACTTTTTGATTTAGCAGATAAAAATGCTTTATTAAACAATGTTGATAGAGAGATATTAGTTGGCGTTGCTCAACAAATCATGGGTCAAGAACCTATTGAGGACACGAAAAAAAACTAATAAAGGATACTAATTTATATGTGCAATATGCACTAGCTGAAAAACTGGGTAAAACCTTACAAGAAATACAGCAAATTAGTGTCCAAGAATATCAAGGATGGATAGCTTACTTAGAGTTAGCTGAAGAGAAACGAAACAATGGCAAATAAAAAGGTAAAGTTTGAATTAACAGCAGTAGATAAGACTAAAGCAGCTTTTGATAAAGTTACTAAAGGTCTTAAAGGCGTTGGCGGAGCTGCTGCTGGTGTTACTAAGGGCGTAGCTGGTATTGGTATTGCTGCTGGTGCTACTGCAACCGCTTTAGCATTTATGGTAGATAAATCATTTCAAGCTGTAGATGCTATTGGAAAAACTGCAACTCAAACAGGTATAGCTACAGATACATTACAAGCATTTCATTTAGCTGCAAGAGAATCAGGAACAACTATAGAAGGTGCTAATACTGCTTTAATTAAATTTGCTAGAAGTATTGGTGATGCTGAGAGAGGTCTCAAAACTCAAGCTGATATATTTAAAAATATTGGTGTTGAGTTAAGAACTACCGATGGCAGAATGAGGTCTTTTGAGTCAATTCTTGAAGATACTGCAAAAGGTATTATGGAGCTTGGCTCACAATCTGAAAGAGCTTCAGCATTAGCTAATTTATTTGGTAGACAGGGTGTAATCTTAACTGGTGCTATAACTGATTTATCTGAAAATGGCATAAAGAAATTTATAGATAGAGCTAAAGAATTAGGTATTGTACTAAGTGAAAAAGTAATAAGAAGAACTGAAGAATTTAATGATGCTGTTGGTGTTATTAAAATGCAAATTGGCTCTTTTGTTAACAATATTACAACCTCTTTTTTACCTGTATTTGAAAAAATGCGAGAAAGCATAGCTAAATTTATACAAGATAGTATTGATGAAGCAGGTGGAATGGATGCTTTAGGAGTCAAAATTGCAAATACAGTTATAGAGTTTGTAGCAAAAGGCATAGAGCATTTTGGAATATTTGCTGATGGTGTTGCGACTATGGTTAATGATATAAAAATTACATTAAATGAAGCAGCAGTAGCTTTCTTTGAATTCCAAATGAGAATGTTACAAGCAATACCATTTAGTAATTTTGAGAAAGAGATATTTGATTTAGATGTTCAGGCTTCTAAATTTAGAATGAATATTATTGAATTAGAAAAAAATACAACAGAATATGGTAAAGCAGCAAAAGAAATAGCAGATAAATTAAGAGAGAAAAAACTAACAGTTGATGAATTAAAAGATTCTACAGATGCTTTAACAGATAGTAATGGTGAGCTAGGTAACTCCTTCACAAATTTATTATCACCAACAGATAAGTTTTTAGAGCAATTAGAAGATGTAAATCTAGCAATAGAAAATGCAGCAGTTAAGTCTATGAAAAAAATGGAAGATACTATTTTAGATGGTATTAAAACTGGCAAACTTGCATTTGAAGATTTTGCTAGTTTTGTTGTTGAACAATTAATGAGAATTGCTATACAACAAATGATAATCAAACCTATAGCAACAAGTTTATTTGGCTCTTTGCCTTCTTTTGATGGTGGTGGTTATACTGGTATGGGTATAAGAGCAGGTGGTTTAGATGGTAAGGGTGGTAGTTTAGCTGTTGTCCATCCTAATGAAACTGTTATTGACCATACAAAAGGACAAGGCATGCCATCAGCACCTACAGTCAACTTCAATATATCAACAGTAGATGCTGCTGGATTTGACCAGTTACTAGCATCAAGAAAAGGATTAATAACATCAATCATAAACAATGCCATGAATAATCAAGGCAAAATGGGAGTTGTATAATGTCAGGACAATTTCCAACATCTCCTAATTTTAGAAGTTTAAATTTTAAAGATAATAGACCTACATTAATTAATCAGACTTTATCAGGTAGAAAACAAGTCAGACAAATAGGTAGTCAATATTTTTCTTTTACAGTTGCAATGCCACCTTTACAACAAGAAAAGGCTCAAGAAGTATTTGCATTTTTACAAAAACAAAAAGGTTCTTTTGAGGACTTTACTATAGTTGCACCACTAGATAACTTAGGTGCAGGCAAGTCAGAAACAGATATTCAAGTAGTTGGAGCACATACATCAGGAGATGCTTCTATAGCCTTAGATGGCTTTACAGCTAATCAAACAGGTGCTTTAAAAGCTGGAGATTTAATCAAGTTTGCTAATCATAGTAAAGTTTATATGGTGCAAAATAATATTGATGCTGAATCAGATGGCTCATTAACCTTACAAATATCACCAAACTTAGTAACAACTCTTGCAGATAATGAAGCTGTTACTGTAAACAAACCAAGTTTTACTGTTTATTTAGAAAGCAATGAGATTATGTACTCAACTGATGCTAGTGGTTTTTACAGTATTTCATTTGATGTTAGAGAGGTTATAACCTAATGCCTAGAAGTTTATCATCTGATTTACAAACTCAAGTATCATCAACAGCAACTAAGACAGCTTTTCTAGTTGAACTCAACTTATCATCTACTATCAGGCTGACTGATTGGTATTCTAATGTAACTTATGATTCTAATAGCTATGAAGCTGGTGGTTCTTTTTTATCAGTTGATTCAATAACTGAAACAGGACAATTAGAAGTTAATGAAATTACTATTGGTTTTTCAAATATTACAGACCAAGTAAGAAGTTTAGTACAAGATGGTTCTTTTACTGATAAAAAAGTAGATATTTATTTAGCTTATTTTAATGCAGATGAAACTATTGTCGGTGCTATAAATTATTTTACTGGTATTGTGAGGTCTGTATCTATTGATGAAAGTATAAATGGAACTGTTTTATCTATGATAGTTGCATCTCATTGGGCAAATTGGAATTTAACTAAAGGCAGACATTTTTCTGATGAATCACAACAATCTTTTAGTACAGGTGATAAAGGTATGGAGTTTGCGACTCAGGTTAAAACAGATGTAAGGTGGGGTAGGTAATGTCATTTTGGAGTGCAGTAGGAAAGTTTTTTTTAGATGTAGGTAAAGCTGTAGTTAGTTATGCTATAAATAATCCTGTTAGTTTTACATTACAAGCAGCAACTTTAGTAGTAGGTGTTAAGGGTTTTTTGCAAGCAAAACAAATGCTTGCAAAAGGTCAAGACATATTAGCCAACAAAACCTCTGCTGGTGGAAAGATACCTGTTATCTATGGAACTAGAAGGGTTGGTGCTCAGATTATCTATATGGATGTATCAGGAAATGATTCAAGAGATTTATATGTTGTCTATGCTTTATCAGCTGGTGAATGTGATGAAATACTAGGTAGGACTATTGAGCTTGATGGTAATCCTTTAACTGATTCAGCAAGATTTAGAGATGGTGGTTATATAGGTTCAGATAAAATATCTTCAGGTTCAGGTTCATTAAATACAGTTTCACAAAATGGTACTGGCATTGATGCAGGTGCTGGTCAATTTGGAACTAGTCCTACATCTAAATATAGATATGTTATGAATCTACATCATGGAGCTGCATCACAGACAGCAGACCCAATGCTTGTTGCTTCTATGCCTAACTGGACTTCTGCACATAAGCTAAATGGTGTTTGTTATATAGCTGCTCATTATGGCTATGATAAAGAAGGTATATGGTCAGGAGTGCCACAACTAACAGTTCAAGTAAGGGGTAAGAAGGTTTATGACCCAAGAGATTCAGGTCAAACATTCGGAACTCCATCCACTTATGAATTTTCTGATAATCCAGCTTTATGCTTCCTTGACCTAATCTCCAACAATGAATATGGAAAAGGTTTAACAGCATCACAAATTAATATGACTACATTTAGCTCTGCTGCTAATGTTTGTGATACAGAGGTTGACCAGCCTTATTTTAATGGTTCAGCACAATCACTTACTTGGAGTGCAAATAGTGGTGATAACTTCTTGACCATTGCAGGAGCAAATCCCAATGATGTTTGGTGGCAAAACAAAATAGGTGAGCTATTAGATTTATTTGATGCTAATGGTAATGGTGTTATAGATGGTGATGAAATTATTGATGTGCAAAGAAATCAATTCTTTGATTCTAATGAAGAATATATTATTTATATAAATAGCACTTTTAGTAGCACCTATTCTTCTCAAACTGGCTCTTCATTATTAAAAGTTAAAAGATTTCACTGCAATGGTTATTTAGATACAAATAAAAATGTAATGGAAAATGCTAAAGAGCTTCTTGCAAACATGCGAGGTATTTTTCTTTATATTAATGGTCAGTATGAATTATCAATAGAAGATACAGGTACTTCTACATTTAGTATTAATGACAATCATATTATTGCTGATGCTGGTATATCAGTTGATTATGGAAACAAAGATAAGAAAGCAAATAAAGTTATTGTTGAATTTTTTAATGCTAATAAAAAATATGAATTAGATACAGCTACAGTTTTACATGATGCAAATCCTGAATATTATTCAGATGATGGTGATGAGATATTAGAAATTAAAGCTGAGTTCCCTTATATAAGCGACCCTTACATAGCTTATAACATGGGTAAGGCAATCTTAACTAGAAGTAGAAATCAGACTACTATGCAGTTCTTAGGAACTCCTGAGATGTATAAACTTAATGTAGGAGACATAGTAGATTTAACTTATGCAGGTTTAGGATTCTCAGGTAAAGTTTGTAGAGTTGAAGCATTAGAATTACAACCAAATGGATTAGTTGCAGTCAGCTTAATAGAATACTTTGATGTTTATACATGGGAAGTACCACCTCAAGAACCAGTAGAAGAACTAGCTAACTTACCTTCTGCTTATGCAGTAAAAGCTCCAACAGGATTATCATTTACTGATACTGATTCTAGTTCTACAGGTAGACCATTCTTATCTTGGAATGAGCCAACAGATTTTCCTGATTATCAATATAGAGTTAATGTTGTAGATAGTTCTAGCAATCAAGTTCTGAATAGAATAGTAGATGTAGAAAATTGTGATTTAAACTTTGTGCCTACAGCTTCTAATTATGTTGCTAGCGTTAGCTCACTTAATACACTAGGTTCAGAATCATCTCCAGCTACTTTAACTTTTACTATTGGTGATGCTCCTACTGCTACTGCTGATATACAAGATGATGCTATTGTTACAAATAAGATATTAGATGGAAATGTTACTGATGCAAAGATAAATTCTATAACAGCAAATAAAATTACAGCAGGAACTATAGATGCTAGTCAAATAACAGTTACTAATTTAGATGCAGATAATATTACTTCAGGCACTTTAGCTACAGCAAGATTAAATGTTAATGACATCATATCTACAGGTAGCATTATAGTAAGTGGAGATAATATATCAGACCTAACTAATGATTCTGCATTTATCAATGGTGGTCAGGTCAACAGCAATGTTACTTCTATATCAGGTGGAGTTATAACAACAGGCATAGTCAATACTGCAAGACTTAATGTTTCAGATATTATTTCAACAGGAAGCATTATAGTAAGTGGAGATAATATATCAGACCTTACAAATAATTCAGGATATGTTGATGCAACAGGAGCAGCTTCAGCAGCACCAGTTCAATCAGTTGCAGGAGCTACAGGAGCAGTATCAGCTTCAACTATTATTACTGCTGGTAATATTGTTGTTCAAGGAGACAATATTTCTGATTTGACCAATGATTCTTCTTTTATTAATGGCGGTCAAGTTAATACAAATGTTACTTCTATATCAGGTGGTGTAATTACTACTGGAACTATTAATGGTTCAGTTGTTAATGTTACTAATATAAATGCAGATAATGTTTCTACAGGAACTTTAAATGCAAATAGAATACAAATAGATGATGTAACTATTGATACTGATGGTAGTGGTAATTTAATTATTAAATCAGGTGGTGTAGATACAAATCAATTAGCAGATGCTTCGGTTAATAACGATAAGATTGATAGCATATCAGCAACTAAGATAACAGCAGACCAATTAGATTCAGCAAGAATTAATGTTGGCACTTTAAATGTAGAGCATTTTGGTGATGTTTCTGCTGATATAAAAAGTCATTTAGCTACTGAAACTTTTGTACCCCTAGAGGTATTTGGTAGTGTTATTCAAAGAGGAAGTACTAACTTTACTGTTAATACAAACTCAACAGGAACTTATCTATCTTTAACCATGAATCAAATAAGAGATGGTGCAAAATATAGAGCAATATTAACAGGGGTTTATGGAGACTGTACTGCTGGATATTTAGAATACAGCTTAAATGGTACTACTTGGACTCAAGCAGCAGGTGGAGTACAAAACATAACATTTGCAGCAGGTACATTTAGAACCTATGTATTTGCTTATTCAGGAACAATTAGTGGACTTTCAAGCACACAAAGTACGGTTTATTGGAGATTAAGATGGGTAACTAAATTAAACTCAACCTATCAATCTCTTTATGTATTTATAGATAACACACAATAATATGGCAGATTTTACAATATACAAAACAGATACAGGAGACATAATATCTAATGGTGCAACTAATGCAAATATAACAGATATTCTTTTAGAGGATGGTGAATCAGTTATAGAGGGTATTTATGAGGTTGGTGAACATAAGATTATTGATGGCTCGCCTGTAGAACAAACCATAGATTTTTGGGAAACAATTAGATTACAAAGAAACGAATTACTAAAAGAATCAGACTGGACTCAAGTAAATGACTGTCCTTTATCTGATTCTAAGAAACAAGAATGGGCAACATATAGGCAGGAATTAAGAGACTTACCATCTTTATATCAGTCAGCTAATAATATTGCTGATGTGATATTTCCAAGTATCCCTGAATGATTTAAGATATATAAAATAGGATTTTATTATGGCACAACACGATTACAACATAGCAAACCAATCAGGTGCAGACTTTAGAGCAGATTTAAACAATGCTCTTTTAGCTATTGCAACTGTTAATAGTGGCTCAACAGAACCATCAACTACATTTGCTCATCAATTATGGGTAGATACATCTAGCAGTGTATTGAAGATAAGAAACGCTGCTGATAATGCTTGGATTACTACAGGTGTTAGTATTACTGCATCTAATACATTTACTGGCAATTTAACAGGTAATGTTACTGGTAACTTAACAGGTAATGTTACAGGTAATGTTACTGGAGACTTAACAGGTAATGCTGATTCTGCTGATACTCTAAGTACAGCAAGAACTATATCTTTATCAGGTGATGTAGTAGGTTCAGTATCTTTTGATGGTAGTGCTAATATTGATATAGATACAGTTGTGCAAATCAATTCAATAACATTAGGAACTGATACAACTGGTGATTATGTTGAATCTATGTCAGGTGGAACTGGTGTAACAGTAACAGGTGGAACTGGTGAAGGTTCTACTCCTAGTATTGCTATAGGACAATCTGTAGCTGCTACTGATGATGTTACTTTTAATATCATTACAGCTACAGAAGAATTTATTGGTGATTTAGAAGGTGGTATAAGGTTTAATGCTAAAGCAGATGGTGCTTTAAGCAAAGGTGATGTAGTTTATATATCAGGCGTATCAGGTGATGTGCCAACAGTTGCTCAAGCTAAAGCTGATGATGCTTCTAAAATGCCTGCATTTGGATTAGCTTCATCTGATGCTAATGATAATGCTGCATTACAAGTGGTTACCTTTGGTACTATTGAAGAATTAGATACTTCAGGCGTATCAGAAGGGCAAATACTTTATGTATCCACAACAGCAGGTGCTTATACAACTACAGCTCCAACAGGTGAATCCAGTCAAATACAAAACATAGGTAAAGTAATTAGAAGTCATGCTGCTGCTGGCTCTATTAAAGTGGGTGGTGCTGGAAGAAGTAACGCTACTCCTAACTTAGATAATGGCAAAATATTTATAGGTAATGGTTCTAATCAATCATCTACTGCAACTTTAGATACTTCTATAGTTGTTGAAAATACTAATCTTTACTATACAACTGCAAGAGCAAATACAGATTTCGATTCAAGATTAGCCACAAAAGATACAGGTGATTTAACTGAAGGTAGCAACTTATATTACACAACAGCTAGAGTTAATTCAGATTTTGATACTAGGTTAGCTACTAAAGATACAGGGGACTTGGCTGAAGGTTCTAATCTTTACTATACAGATGCAAGAGTAAATTCTGCATTTGATACTAGACTAGCCACCAAAGATACAGATGATGTATCAGAAGGAACTACTAACCTTTATTACACAACATCAAGAACAAATACAGATTTTGATACAAGACTTGCAACCAAGTCTACAAGTGATTTAGCAGAAGGCACTAATTTATATTACACATCAGCAAGATTTGATTCAGCTTTTACATCTAAAGATACAGATGATTTAAGTGAAGGGTCAACTAATTTATATTACACACAGTCAAGATTTAATTCTGCATTTGGCAATAAGACAACTGCTGATTTAACAGAAAACACCAATTTATACTATACAGATACAAGAGCAAATTCAGCTATTGATGCTAGAGTTACTAAAGCATTTGTTGATGCTCTTGGAATACAGGCTGCTAGTGTTGCTGCTGATTCAGTTGCATTAGGAACTGATACTACAGGCAATTATGTTTCAACAATAACAGGAACTGCTAATAAGATTACAGTGTCAGGAAGTGGTAGTGAGTCTGCAAACATAACTCTATCACTACCTGATGATGTGCAAATTGCATCTGATTTAACAGTAGCAGGTAATCTTACTGTTAATGGAACTCTTACATCTCTTGATACAACGAATCTTGATATAGAAGATAACTTATTCCAGCTTAATGCAGGATTAACAGGTAGTCCTGTAAATGATTCAGGTATGCTTATTAATAGAGGTACTGCTGATAATGGTATCTTTATGTGGGATGAATCTGTTGATAAATTTACATTAGGATTAACAACAGCAGATGGTAGTGCTACAGGCAATATTACTCTTAATTCACTTGGTACTTTAGTTGCTAACATAGAAGGTAATGTTACTGGTGCAGTTACAGGAACTGTATCTAGTTTATCTAACCATGATACTGATGATTTAACAGAAGGCAGTAACCTTTATTATACGCAAGCAAGATTTGATTCTGCTTTAGCTGCTAAGTCTACATCTGATTTATCAGAAGGAACTAATCTTTATTACACTGATGCTAGATTTGATACAAGACTAGCAAGCAAAGATACTGATGATGTATCTGAGGGAACAACCAACCTTTACTATACAACAACAAGATTTGATTCTGCATTTAGTGGTAAGTCTACATCTGATTTATCAGAAGGCTCTAACCTCTATTACACTGATGCAAGAGTACAGGCTATTTCTATTAATAATGTTGTAGAAGATACAACTCCTCAGCTTGGTGGGGATTTAGACTTAAATTCAAGTGATATAACAGGTACTGGTGATATTAATATTACAGGTACTATTACTTCTTCAGGAAACATAACAGGTACACTAGCTACAGCTTCACAACCTAATATTACAAGTCTTGGTACGCTTACAGGTTTAACAACTACAGGCAATATTAACTTTGGCGACAACGACAAAGCAGTATTCGGAGCTGGTTCAGATTTACAGATTTATCATAATGCTAATACTTCATTCATTACAGAAAGTGGTTCTAGTAATTTAAAAATTGGTGGTGAAAATTTATACTTACAAAATACAGCACATAATGAAAACTATTTAGAAGGTATAGCCAATGGTGCAGTAACTTTATATCACAATGGTAGTGCTAAAATCGCCACAACCTCAACAGGCATAAACGTAACAGGTACAGTTGTTGCTGATGGTGCTAGAATTGTTGAATCTTCAGGTGCTACTTTAGATATAAATACTAATGCAAATGGTGCTGATTCTAAAATACTATTACACGAAGGTACTTCAGCAAGTCCAGCTAATGGTGCATCTATTAGATATGATGGTGCAAATAACTTATTTAAAATTGGTGTTGGTTCTAGTGTAGATACAACTAGATTGACAATAGCTAGAGATACAGGCAATGTTGGAATTGGATTAACGAATCAAGCTAATAAACTACAAGTAGATGGAGATATTTGTATAGGTAAAGCTACAACATCTGCTGATTTAAAAAGCACACTTAAAATGAGAGGTGCAAATGGCTCTAATGAATTACAAGTATTTGATTTAGTTAATGATGGTGAAAATGGCAGGGTAGATTTTAAATACAATAGAGCAGGTAATGCTGCACAAACTATTATGAGTTTTGGTGCAACTGTTGGCAATGTTGGAATTGGAACTGATAATCCTAGTGGTCGGGTAACTATACAATCTCAAGGAACATCTACTTATCCTCTTTGGATAAAACATTCTGATGGGTCTAATGGGTTTTTGATATATGAGCATGGCTCTGGCGAGTTAGAAGTTGATTTACGAAAAGCAGATGGTAGCAGTCCTAAATTTAAAATTGATGAAACAGGCAATGTTGGAATTGGAGTTACAAATCCATCAGCTTATTATGCTGAAAACCTTGTAGTTGGGGCGGCTGACGAAGGTGGTATTACCATTAGTTGTGGGTCTACTGAGAAAGCGTATTTAATGTTTGCTGATGGAACTACAGGCAGTACTGCTTATAGAGGATATATTGGTTACGACCACAGTAATGATTCTATGAATTTTGCGTCTAATGATTACATGAACTTTTTTACTGTTGGTATAGAAAGAATGCGTATAACTTCAAGCGGATTCACTAAACATTCTAATACAGGAGTATATGATACATACTCAGGAGCAGATGACAGCCATCAGTTTGTGTCTAACGATGCAGCTCATTCAACATTATGGGTAACTAACACAAACACTTCTTATGCCACTTCTATGCTAAGAACTGAGTCAGCTAGAGGTGCTAGTAGTGCTTTTAATTTTCTTGCTGCTACCACAGGAAATTTAACAGATGACCAATTTTTATTAAGAGGTGATGGTAATGCTTATGCTGATGGTTCTTGGAATGGTGGTGGTGCTGACTATGCAGAATATTTTGAATGGTCTGATGGAAATACAGATAATGAAGATAGAAGAGGTTATACAGTAGTTCTTTCTGAAAATAAAATAAGAAAATCTACAAGTGAAGATAATCCTAATAATATTATAGGTGTTGTATCAGGCAATCCTTCAGTTATTGGAGACTCTGATATTGGTTCATGGAAAAATAAATATCAAAAAGATGATTATGGTTCTTATATAAAAGATGAAAATGGAGATAGGATTATAAATGACGAATATGACGAAACTCAAGATTATGTAAGTAGAGAAGATAGAAAAGAATGGGATATTATTGGTTTGATGGGTAAGGTTAGAATTAATAAAGGACAAACTGTTGGAGATAGATGGATTAAAATGAGAGATATTTCTGACACAATAGAAGAATGGTTAATCAAATAAAAATGTTAAAAGAAAAAACAGAAGGCATAGACCAATCTAAACTTGTACCTCTTTTAACTAAAGCTATACAAGAACAACAAGAACTTATAAATAATTTAACAGCTAGGATAGAAGAGCTAGAAAATTAGTATATAATTTAATTTTAAATAACTTATAGGAGAGTTAAATGAGTAAAGAAGAAAATAAGATGGAAAACCAAGAACCAGTAATAATCACATTTAATGGCACTGAATATAGAGCTGCTGATTTAAATGAAGAGCAAATGGCACTAGCTGCTAAGCTAAACATTGCTGGTAAAAAACTAGCTAGACTGCAAGAAGCATACGATGACTATGTCATTACTGATGAATACAAGAATCTTTGTATCCAATCATTTGATAGAGCTATTAATGCTGAAGATGTAGCTGAGGTAGTTGAGGAAGAATAATGGCTGCTCGTAAGACCGCTAATGATGTACATTCAGACCTGAGGGTTCATGAGAAAATGTGCGAAGAACGATGGAAAACTATTTATAGAAAAACTGATGATTTACAAGCATC